TTTAAGTGATGAAGATTTATTACTATTTAAACGAGTAGTTGATGAATTAGCAGGCAAAAAATAAAGGCAAATAAAAAAAGCCGAAATTAATCGGCTTTATGGAACACTCTATCAAGATACCTATATATAAAAATGATAGCTTTTATATTATCAGTTTTATATACAAGTTCTACAATGTGTTCTCTGTACACAGCTATGTCATTCATTTCTCCCCGTTCTCCTTTCCTACATAATTATAATACTTATGCAGGAAAGTAGGTAGGTAATGAAATTAATTTATAAATTTATCTCATATATGAAATAAATTGCTTTTCCCTATTGACATTTTGACATTACATTTTGTAATCTGAGTCAAACAGATCTATAATTTTTAGGTCTAGAGCTTCGGCTATTTTTTCTAACTCAAGAATATTCGGAAAATACTTTGGGTTTTCCTGTTCTATCCTGTTTATTCTGTTACGATTAATACCCGTTAGCAATTCTAAATCATCTAAAGACAATCCCCTCTCATTTCGGATTTTCCAGATGTTTACTTTCATATGTATATTATGTACTAATTATTAAAAATTATGAAAGAAATGTAAAAAAGTCACGTGCTGGTAACACATGACTTTAACTGATGTGCTGGTAACACATCATGCATGATAAAAAACAATAGTCACTCGTTTTTATCATGCTCATTTTATCATAAATTATATTAAATATCTATAATATATAAAAGGAGCAATCAATATGCCAGTATATAAAGACAAAGTAAGAGGAACTTGGTTCTATGAAGGATCATTTATAAATATTTTTGGTGAAAGCGAAAGATACAAAAAACGAGGTTTTCAAAGTTCAACACTTGCTAAAGAAGCTGAAAGAAACTTTCTTATAAGTGCTAAAAACTTAACAACAAAGCGTATAAAGTTTGAACAGCTTGTTAATCTCTTCTTAGAATATAAGAAAAGCAGGATCAAACCAAGAAGCCTATATGATTATCAAAAAACGATTGAAAAACAGCTAACCCCTTTTTTTGGCGGTATGTATGTAGATAAAATAAATGTGCGTGTTATTGAAAAATGGCAGGAAGAGCTATTAACTAAGAATTACTCTAACAGTTACCTGGAAACAATACAAACTAAACTCTCGCTTATTTTAAACTTTGCTGTTAGAAAAGGAATTATACAAAAAAACCCTTTCGACTATTTAGAACAGGTTAAAGATCATACAAAACCTAAGCCGATAATGAAATACTGGACTTTAGAAGAGTTCACCCTTTTCATAAATGTAATAGAAGATTTTGAAGATAAACTTTTATTTGATTTATTATATTGGACGGGTATGCGTATATCTGAATTACAAGCCAGAACATGGGAAGATATAGATTTTAAAACTAAAACCTTAAGTATTCACAGTAACTTTGATAATAAACTAAAAAAAATAACTGCAACTCCAAAAAATGGAACAAACAGAATAATATTTATTCAAACGTCACTGATTGAAAGAATGAAGTTATTAAAACAAATGCAAAGCAATATAGACGGTTTTAATGACGCTTGTTATATGTTTGGTGTATTTAAGCCCATATCCCATAAAACAGTTGAAAACAAGAAAAATAAGTACATTAAAGAGTGCAACCGCATTAATAAGATAAAAATTCCAGAAATAAGAATACATGACTTTAGACACAGCCATGTCTCTTTACTTGCTAATAGAGGTCTTGATAGTTTAGTTATTGCTGAACGTCTCGGACACAGTAAAGATATGGTTGAAAAAAGATATTCCCATATGTTCCCAGAAACCAGAAAAAAAGTTTTAAACATATTAGAAGATTATTAATAAATAAAATGAAAACCGATTAAAAATATGTATCCAGCTTTTTAATCGGTTTTATTTTATTTACTATTTTTACACCACAACCACACCACAAGTAAAATAAAAAGCTCCAAACCATTGGTTTAGAGCCGTTTTTAATCAAATGGCGTCCACGAAGGGAAAAAATTTTAAGCCATTGTTTAAACTATCACAGCCCCAAAGCCTACTAAATACGTTGTTTTATTTCTAATTATTTTTACTTATTTTTAGTTTTCACACCAAAATTTCACCACAATTATTCATATAAATAAATTTCTTCGATTGTCATACCAAGAGATTGTGAAAGTTTTAAAGCAGTCTCAACAAATTAAATGACTTTATTAATGATCAATTATCTTCTAATAATAACGACGAAATAAAAACAAGTCAGCTAAATTAACAACTGGCTTGTTTTTTATTACATATCATCAATTTCATCAACAACCGCTTTTACATTAATTGGTGGCAATATAATTCTTGAATTTGAACAATCATAAGATGATATATTTTGAATCAATGTTCTTGCATAAGGAAATAATATTGATATACCATCATATTTTAGTATATCATCAAAATTTTCTTCATCCAGTTCATTACAATTTGAAAATTCAAATAATCCAGATATTACAATATCAATACTTAAAATCCTATCATTGTTAGTTGGTTTTTTAACTTGAGTTCTCAAACGTAATCTGCTTTTTGTTGTTTCTTCTTTTAAATGGTCTATATCGTAACCCATGATAAAAGTAAATGTATCTGAATCATCTTCTTTTGTTTCATCATTTGAATAAGAATAATTAATTTTATCAATCTGAAATCCTAAAAAATTAAAATTAAGCATATTCCCATACTCCTTTACTAGTTATCTGATAATTTGAAGAACAAGTAGAACAATTAAAATTATCTAATTTTGACTTAAATAATAAAGGGTAATCTTTATCTTGCTCAAATATTATAATTTCTTTTTCAAAAGGTGCTGAAGTACATTGCTTATTATTATTTAAAGATTTTATTTTTTTTGAAATAGTTTCTATGACTTCTTGTTGACTGTCTAACATAAATTCTGCAAAACTTTCTATTAAGCTTTTGTTTATATCAAGGTAAGTTGCAATATTGATTTCTTTTTCAAATGTTTTTTCATCTACAGTATTATCAGAAAAATAATATTCTAAAGTTCTATTTTCTTCTTTTAACAGATTTTTAAAAATTTCTGTAATATTATCGCCCTTTTTCAAACCTAAACGACTAAATGCTTTTTTTCTTTCTTCTGATAAATTATCAAACATAACATTTTCTTTAAACTCAAACATTTTTATCAACCCCTTCAACTATTTTTTCTATTTTATCTATTAATAATACATCTTTGTCTTTTACACAAATCTGTGGTGTTACAATTTGAAGCATACTTCTATCTGATTCAATTAAAAAAGCATGCATATACACTTTATATTTATGTTTTGTCATTTTATCTATCATATTACATGCATAGCCTATGCATTCATATTGTTTTTTTGGGCTTAAATCTTTATATTTTATATCTTCTCCATGACTAGAAAATAGTTCTTCAATTATAGACTCAACTAAAAATAAATCATCTCTATTACATAAATTAAAGAAATATTTATCTTCTGTCCTTATTGGTACTTTTAAAACTGCAACATTATCTGTAGATTGTTTTTTACTTTTAACAGTTTTAGCCCAATTAAACGCTCTATTTTCATCTTGAAACCAAAAATATATACCATCACCTAACCAATCATATTTTACCCCATTATTAACTAAATTATTAAATTCAACAATAGGAGATTTAGATTTTATAAATGATTTATTAGCTATAATATTATTTGCTTCACTTTCTAATGTTCCATGATATCCCATACACTCAAACATATTCTATCACCTACTAGTGTCATTTTAACACATATTATGCTACTAGTACAATAAAGTGTCAAGTTTTTTCGAGTTCTTTCAACAAAATTTACACTTATTTGAAATATGATAAAAGGGTCAAATAAGGGTCACAATTTTTAACAATAATTCTCCAAATAAGAAAACCTATTTCTAGGCTTTTTCTAATGCTTCGATTTTTTCTTCTAACTTTGCAACTTTATTTTGTAACTCTTCAACTTGCTCAATAACAGTTACAGCCTTTTCTCCATCAATAGATTTATAGACTTTAAAATATATATCCTGGTTAATATCTAAAGGCAAGTTTAAAACAATTTGACCTTTATTTTTAGTATACCCCTGTCCTTCTGTTTTCCTTTCCATTATAAATACACCGTTAATAAATACTTCTAAAATATCTAAATCTGGGTTATATTGAGGTATTCCAATATCAATAACTGTCTGATCCTGCTTTGTTGTAACCGCTCTATTAGTATACTGTCTTAATAAAGTAGAAGTAGAAAGGTTTTCTTTTATATTTTGAAACCAATCTTCAAACCCTTTATTACTTTTATCATAAAACTCTTTATAAGCAGTTTCATACTGTATATATAAATCGCTTATATCTACTTGATCTATTAAACCTGTAACATACCCGCATAATGAGGTATTAGGTATTGTATTAGTAATATTAGCTTGTGTAATATTTTCAGCTAGTTTATTTATTCTAATTTCACACAAACATAATTCTTCAATATATGTATCATTTTGAAGTGCTGGAGCTACTGGATTAGTTCCAGGTGTTCCCTTTTTCAAAAAAACATTAGCATTTCTAACACCTTCATTCTTATCATTTCTTAATACAACTCTATCAATTCTATTTAATATTACATCACTAGGATCTAAAGTTAAAATAATATCTGCTGTATTTTCAATCCATTTACCATCACTAAAAAAAGCCTTACCAGTTTTAACGTTTATCTTCATTCCACCATTAGCTGTTACAACAAATTTACCGTTATAATTCTGTAATACTCCACGTGTAAACAACCCAGCAAAATATTTAGACATTGTTTCCGCATTATACTTTCTATCTCCATTTAATGAATTATAATATCCTGTTATTAGTGCCATTATTACACCTCCCAAGTTCCAAAAGTCGGCACGACTCTATAACCGTTTTCGTTTTTACTTTCTATAACTTCTATAATTCTAGGTGTTGCTTCTATTCCGTATTCATTAACAGTTTGTACAATATCACCTAAATCATAATCTTCCTTATATTTATAGGTTAATGTAGTTTCTACTTCTCCAGAGTATGACTCTGTAAAAGTTTTTTCGGCTATTTTTTCATTTCCACGCTCAATAAGAAGTTTATTATATTCTGCTGTTGCTATTTCTCCGTTATTGCTTGAAATGTCTTTAGCGTCTACAAAAAGCTCATATCTATCAAAACCTTCACTTTCACCGATTGCTTGATATTTTCTGTCTGTTCCTTCGCCTTCACCGCCAATTAAAGCAACGTTAGCTATATTTGTTTCATTATATTCATATTCTGTATTGATAATATTGTCAAAATCATCACTAAAAATTACATAAGGATTAATAAACTGGTTATAACTTCTATCTTCACCTTTATACAGATCAAACACTAGCCAGCCTTCATTATCCATAGTTATTTTAAAACCGTAATTATAAGTCTGACAAATTGATATAATGGTATCTAATAAGTTAACTCCTGTAACCTGTTTATCTATTGTTTCTTTAAAACCTTTTAAAGCCCCTAACTTTAATTTTGGTATCTTTCTTTTTAGATCGTATGGATTAATCACATTTTCGTTTACAAGCCTTCTTATAAATGCTTCTGCTGTTTCTCCAGATTTACTATTTGTTTGAGTCCATATTATCCTGCGAGCTAAAATTGACTCAATGGACTTACCAGAAACGACTATTTTATTTCCTCCTTCTGTAGAGGTTACAATATTTATTTTTTCAATGATCATAATACTTTCATCATCTTCTCTAACAAGATAATTTCTTTTTTGTAATGTTTTTACGGTTTTCAAATCAGCTATAGTATTTAATACAAAATCACCAGTATCAAAATATCTTTTAACCCATTCTAAAGAAATAAATGTATCTATAAAATCTATAATCTCAAAGTCTTTATTTAATACATAAAGTTCCATAGCTATACACCTTCATATAGATTAGAATAAATGAATTTAAAATTTAAAAATTCTTCTCCACTTTCGCATTGATAAGTAAATAAGTTATCTCCTGGTGTAATTTTAAACCACTTATTTCCCTTTAGAATGTTATTAATAATATTTCTTGTTTCTCCATAGCGTACTAGCTCTACTTTTTTATTAAATACATTTGTATTAATTCTTATTAGATCACCATACTGCATTGTTATATTTAATCCAAAATATTCTCTTGTATCAGCGTTGTAAATAGTAGGATTAACTACCTCTCCACTTGCTGAAAGCTCTATAATCAATCCTGTTTCAGTATCTCCTGCATTATATATATTTTGTGTTAATGCTTTATCGATCCTTGAAAATTCTAGCCCTTCATTTTCGATTGAAAAAGGGAACTCAAAAAGATCTATTACAGAAGCCATATTTACAGCTCTTTCTATACGGTCTTTAAAATATGGTTCAAAACATCTAACCTCTATAATTATTGCCTGCTTTTGAGCAAATAATGAACCATCAAAACCTTCTACTTTTCCAGATATTAAAAGATCTCTATTTTCATTTTTAAAGTATAATTTAACTTCTTTTTTTACTTTAAAATACCTGTACAGTCTCTGTCTGTTTTCTTCAACTGGATAGGCTGGCTTTACTGTTATGCTTATATCTCTAATTCCTACTCTTGCACTATTTTGAATTTCACCATCTTTCCCAGCTACAGACGTACTATTAAACGTTGCTTTAGGCGGTAATAGTCCATCTATAATTATACTTTCATAAAAAGGCGAACTAGTAAGTTCTTCCTTTTCGTTTTTTTCATTTTCTACCCAAAGTCTAAACATTACTTATCCCCCTTTCCATGTTTTAAATAATTTTAATTGTTTTTGTGTATTTCTATATGTTTCTAAGCTGTCAATAGCTTTAGGTGAAGTATTATACTGATTAAATGTTACGTTATTCACATTACTAGAAGTATCAGCTAAAACATGATTATCCATCTGCATTGCACTTCGTATGTTTTTTATACTGTCATTTAGATTAGACTTAACACTATCTATACTAAACGGTAATGAAATACCTTCGCCTTCTTTTAACATTTTTTCACTTAAATCTTTAACCGCATTAATGGCTACCTTCGCCTTCTTATCAACACCCTTTTTAATACCTTCTGGTATCCATTGAGATATTTGAGCAAATTTCCTAGACGGTGATTTAATACCTAATGAGTCCTTAAAATCGTTCAACATTCTATTACCGTATGATTTCATACTTTCCCAAAGAGATGGAGCTTTCGCATTTGTACCATTTAGCACACCTTCAAGTGTATTTATACCAGCCTGGTAATACGGATCATTTTTACTTTTTGGATTAGTTTTCATTTTATCAAGCATTTTTTGAGCAGTTTCTTGAGCTTTAGCTTGTACTTCTGGATCTTTAGAATTCAAACCTTTAACTACATTGTCAAATTTCTTTTGAGATACTCCAAAATATTTATTAGTATCACCATCAAAAGCACTTAGCGCTTTTAATGCCATCTGTTGATATTTCCCTACATACTCTGGTGTTTTTCCCTCAACAGTTGAAGTCATACCGTTTATTTCATTTTGTATATTTTGGATTTTTTTTTGTTGTGACTCAATTTGCTGTAACTCTATAGCGTCATTTGTACCTTTATATTTTTCTTGGAGGTACTGTAAATGTTGTTCTTCTGCTAATTTCTGCTGTTCTAATAATTGTATTTTTTCATAATTGGACGTTGCTTTAGCTGTAACTGTACTTGTTTCTATCTTTTTCCATTCTTCAGCATTTTCACTAGATAATCTTGTAGCGTTTGTTTCGTACTCTGCCATAGTATTGTAATAGCCTTGAGCTTCTTCTTTTTTCTTCTCATAGCTTATTTTTGCTTGTGTCGTTTCCTGTTGCAGTATGCCGATCCTTGACTGGATTGAACGAGCTTCGTAATCACTCGCATTTGCCAATTTCTCCTGTAAGTCTGCTATTTCTTTATCATTCTTCTTTTTCACTTCGGCATATTCTGCTTCTCTCCTACTGGCTTCTATCTGTGCTTCTGTAGCTTTTGTTACTGCTTCTTTATAAGCTGGTAGTTGTGCTTCTAAAATGACTTCTGCACGCTTTTTCGCTATCAAATCATCAATAGACTTTATAGTGTCTTTATACTTACTAATAACACCATTTTGTAGCTCCATTTCAGTACCCAATGCTGAATTTAGCTCATTCAAAATGTACTTAACTCTTGCTTCATATCCTTCTTTAACCTTACCATTTTCATCTGCCAGCGTTTTTAATTCGTTTGACAGTGATTGAACATTATTCATTTCACCGTTAGTAGTTTCTATAGCTTTTGTTTGTTCGGCAATCAATTCCTTATGTGTATTGATTGCTTTTTGAGTTTCCTCTATATTTTCCTGGTACTTATTTTTAGCACCGTCGAGAGCTACCAGGTAAGTACCTATAGCTACTGTTGCACCAGCTACTAAGGTTGTAAATAAACCTAATGGTGTAGCACTTTGAGCTAAATTAAAGGCTTTTTGTGCAACTGTACCAGCATTTGTAGCGATTGTATGTGCGTTTGTTGCCAGTGTTGCTCCTTTTGTTACACCTGTTAATAAGAGTGTTGTTCCTTTCGTTACTAAGCTGGCTGTATTTGCTAATGTTTGAGCGTTTTTATTAGCTATCCATGCAACTGTTAAACCTGCGATTAAGGCTGATACTGGCTTAATATTTTTAGACAGCCAGCCTAAACCTTTCATTGATGTTTCAAACACCTTGCCTACATCTTTAGCAAAACCACTCCAGTCTACACCGTCTGCCCACTCTTGAAAACCATTTGAAACATTTTTTATTGAGGGAGCAAGCGCTTTTAAAACATCATTTTTGAGTTTTGTTAAAGAAGTATTTAAAGGCTGTACGCTTTCTCCTAATTCTGCCTGGGTTTCTTTTAACTCTACTGCTTCTCTGTTTGCGTCAATAATACTTCCGCTTAGCTGATCATATGTTTCTTTAGATTTACCAAATGTATTATTAAGCACTCTGGCGATTAAATCTGCTCTCTCTTGTGTAGTGTTACACGTAGCCAGTGCGCTGTTAAAAGCGTCCTCTACTGCTTCTCCTTCTTTAACTGATTTATTAAATGCTTTTTGTGCTTTGCTCCCAGCACCTAAAACTAATGCCCACTCTTCATTGGAACGTTTCGCCCAGTTTATAGCGTCTGCTAATGAACCAGTAACTTTAGCAACCTGCGCACTTTCATTTATAGACTCTGTTAACCCTTCTATCGGGATTGAGTCACCATAAGAAGCCCATACCGCTATAGCCCCACGTGCTGAATTAGTAAGCGTATCGGTAGACACTTTCATACCCATAAGATTAGTAATAGCGTTTGTTGCCATTTGATCATCTTTTAAATATGAATAAAACTCTTTATATCTTTCTTTTGCAAAATCAACTGAATATCCAAATGAATTAGCTGAACCTGTTATTTTAGCCTGCATTTGCCTGTATTCTTCGGTAGCTTCTGATAATGAAAGGACTGAGGTTACATATTCTTTTGTTTTACTGATAGCTCCATTGATACCATTTGCAATTAAACTGGCTAATGCTCCTTTCATTACTGTAAAGCCTTCACTACTGTTTTTAGCTTCTTCTCCAGTATCTTGCAAAGCGTCTGTTAATTGATTAGCTTCACTTTCCACCTCGTTCAGCGTGCTTTTACTTGTTTTTAGGCTATTGTTGAGTTCTTTGATCTTTCCAGCTAATTGTTGTGCTTCCGTTGAAGTTTTACCCTGTTCTAAGATAATGCTTGTATATTCGCTTTTTAAATCTGTCAACTCTTTTTCCTGCTCATTTATTGACCTTTTGAGTTTATCCATAGAGCTGGCACTCTTGGTATTTTCGCTTTGCATTTCATTTAATTTAAAATTGTATTTATCTATCTCTTTTTCAGTTTTATTAATAGAAGCCTGCTGATTTAATATTGATACTTTTAATTTATCTACAGAATTTACACTAGCCTGCTGTTGTCTTTCAAGTTTAGCTATTTCTTTATTTAAAACCTTTACTTCTTCTGACTCTTCACCATACTGTGCTATTGCTTCTTCTTTTTGATCTTTCAGTTTTTCTAACTGCTGATCATACTTTTGTAAAACATCAACATTATTATTATATTTGTTCTTTAGTTGTTCCAGTTTACTTTTTTCAGCTTCTAAAACGGTATTGAGCTGTTTGATTTTAGCTCCTAATCCATCTGTACTGGTAGCCCAATTATCCAGCTTACTGCTTGACTCTTTAAACTCTGCATTAGCTAATTTTATTTTTTTTGTTGCTTCTGCTGTAGATGTCTTTAATTCATCTATATTCACTTCATACTTAATACCGTAAATATTTTCTTTGTCTGCCACGTTTTCACCACCTAACAATCTGTAACTTTAACACTGTATCTTTTCTTATTGTTTTTAGCTGTATTCCCTGCATAACTGGTTCTAGCTTGATTGTCCTCTTTATGATTATCAATGTATGTATTTAAGTTTTTCACCAGCTTAAACACTTCAACAGCTCTAAAATTATCTAAAGATAACGGATCTAACGAGTTAAATCTGTCACTCAATATCATTTCTATGTCAAAAACTAAATCAATAAGGGAAGTGTCTCCACTTCCCTTACCTAGTTTTTTTCATTACTGGTAGCCAGTTTAATAGTGGAAAATGTATATTTTCCTAAGTCAATGATACATTTAACAACTTCATTAATAGATGTATCTAAAAACTCTTCATCTGTTAAGCCAGGGAAAATATCTTTCATTAATTCACATATTTGATCATAAGCCTGGTTTAAATATCCTGTTACCAGTTCAATAAGTTTAGTATTACTTTCTAGTGAATTATCCAAAAGACATTTGGATAATTCATCAATCTTTAAAGTAACAATAATATCCTTTAACAGTCTCATTTTTATTGAGTAGCTCTGACGGGTATATGTTTTTACAATTTCATCCTGTTTGTTATATATATTCAATTTCAATTCCATTATTTAGAACCCCCAGCTTTTAAAGACATTGTTTCTGCTGCGTCTGGATCATATACTTTTGCAAAGAATTTTTCTTCTGTAATATCCCCTCCAGCTTTTACCTTGACATATTTTAATGGCTTATTATCTGCTCCTGCAAATCTATGTTGTGTATAGATTGATGTATACTCCCATTCAAGATTAGTTGTTTCAGTACCATCATCTTTAGTTTTATGGCTTTCTGTACCCCCAGACATTTTCCCTTTATAGATCCAGTAATACCACTCCTGTCCTTCTGTATCTTCACCAATAAAACCAACTGCTATGTATGGTCTGTTTTTTGGAGTAGCGAAGTAAATACCTTTTTCGGTATCTGCTTTTCTTCCTTCGATTTTTGCTCTGGTTTCATCATCTAATACAGATGTAGTAACGCTATATGTATCTGCCCCTTCTGCTGAAACAACAATAGAAGCCTGGTTATCGTAATACTCTGTTCCAGAACTTTCCTCTTCTTCCCCTCCAATTTCACGAACCCCAGCAAATCTAACAGGGGTATCATATGCTAAAGTTGTATCGTTATCTGTTGTTAATGTAGCTAACATTAATTTACGTACACCTCTAAGATTTCTAAAAATACTTTCTTTCATTTTAATTATTCTCCTTTTCTATTCTATAAATTTTGCTTCTATACTTCTTCCAGAATGATTTTTAGAAGCGCTGTAAACATCATTTCCTTTGCCTGGCACTATCCAGCCTTTAGACATTAAAACCTCTTTAGCCTGTAAAAGAATATCTACAGTTAAAGAAGGGCTTATAGAATAAAAGTTAATAGTGAAATACCATATACAGCCATCTTCTTTATTGTCATAATAGTTTAGTGCTTCTGTTCCATCATTCCATATTGTAAAAAAATGTTCTGGGTATTCTTCACTGTCTGTAAATGAACCTTGCTCATATACTTCATATCCTAATGTTTCCAGCAGTTCGCTTAACTCATTTTTCATAACAGCTTATCCACTTCCTTCTCTAATGTATCTTCTACAGCTCCCTTAACTGTTTTATTTCTTTTTATTTTTTGAATAAATTTAACTGGTTTTTGTACTGGAGTACCACGATCCAGCCATATAGAAGCTACACCGCCTTTAGATATATCAAAACCTGTCTGTAAAGTTATTTTTTCACCATCATTTTTAACGTTTAAATTAGTTTCTATAGAGTCTTCTGTAAGTCCAGAATATCTATGTTGATCAATTACCTTTAAATATTCCTGTGTTGCCAGTTCACCAGATTTAGTAACTGCTTTTTCAACAGCTTTAGGAATATCACCTCCTAAACGCTCTATATCGTGTATGATTTCATCAACACCAGTAAATGTCATGGTACATTTACTCTTTTTTCTAGCCACGTGACCCCCTAAGCCCTTCAACTTTAAACTTTAAAAACTGGTGTCTATATTCAATATCTTCTGGCTCTCCCATTACTTCAAAAACTTTGTTATCATCTAATCTTTTTAAACGTGTATCGCTTTTAATATCTGGGCTGTACCAGGTTTCCAGGCTTGCTGTATCTTTAATAGCGATAACTCCGTTTACTTCTGTTTCAGTACCTCCATAAGTTAAGAAGGAACAATATATAACTTCTCCTTGATCTGGATATACAGCTATATTTTTTCCTAGTTCTTTTTTATATGTAGGGTTTAATACCATAAACCCTACATTAAAAGGTTTTACAGGTCTATACATCTTTGTTACCTCTTATTTATACTTTCTTTGCAGTACATGAAGATAATTACCGCCTTCATGTACCTTATTAACTAATGTAATTACTCCAGCTGTAGAAATATTGTAGTGTTGCCCTGGCGCCAGCTTAAAACCGTTTATATATACTTCAACATAACTTTTACCATTAACATATCCAGGTACTGTATAAGTTGAAGTACTGCCAGTTATTTCTACATAATAATTAGTCTCTGTTGGTATAGCATTAGCTTTTAATTTTGCTGTTAGAGTTTTTAATCCGTTTAGTGATAATACTTTCATTTTTAGTCACCATTAAATTAAAATAACGCTTCGATTTCTTCTGTTGTAATTTCTTCAACTTTTACTAGATCAGCTAATTTATTCTTTTCTGCTGTTGTATAGTCATTAGTAGACAGTTGTTTACCACTGACTTTATCAACTTTATTCACTATTTTAGTATCAACGATATTTCCAACTTGTGCAGATGTTTGATAACCACTGTCATTAGTTAATTGTGACACCTTTGTAGGTAATTCAGTTTTTTTAGCATATTCTGTTAAATTAATTTCACGTGTTCCCAACTTCTCATATTTATTTCCCAGCCAGACATATTCATCATATACGTTGTTTCCAGAACCACTATTAGACAATAAATATAAGATCCCTTTTTTACCCGTACCTGGTAACTCTTCAACTGCTTGTGTATCAAAACCAGTAATACCAGAAACTGCCTGTGCAATTTCCTGCGTCACTTCTGTTTTAACTGCATATCCACTTAGATCAACATTAACCGCTTTGCTTCCATCTGGTACTAATGGTGATCCATTGACTTTTACTGATTTAACCGTTAACGGCTCTAATGTTGCTAATTTATTCTTTTCTGCTGTTGTGTAGTCATTAGTAGATAATTGTTTACCGCCGACTTTATCAACTTTATTATTTAGATCTGTTTTACTAGCAAAGTTTGTTTTTACAAGTTCTACAAACTCTGTCAGCTTTTCTAAACTTAAAACTTTCATTTTTCTTCTCCCTTACTTAAATAAATCTTGTATTTCTTGTGAAGTGATTTCTTCTAAAACCGTTCCTTCTTCGACTCTATCAAGTCTTAATAAAATATCTTCTAAAATATCTGGGTTTTGTTCTATAACCGCTTCACTGGTTTCTAATCCCTCTAAAACTGTCAGTTGTGAAATAGTAGTATTCCAGTGTTCTTTAGTCTTGCTATTGTGCATACAAACAATGAAATTAATTTCACCTTTATATCGTGTGGCAAAATTTGAGATCAGCCAGCTAAATGTTAAATGATCATCTTCAATAGCTACATCTTCACAGTGGTGTTTATCAGCTTCTTTATTTGCATTTAAATAATTAATACTTACATCAAGTTTTGAAAGATCAGCTATCTGCGCTGTCTTGTGACACTTAAAAAATATCTTTTTTGTATTGTTATCTGCCATAACACCAGCTATCTTTAGACTCTCTGGTATTGTTATCTTCCTGCTTATACTGTCAATCACACAGCGTTCCTCTGTATTTTCTGCTAAAGTATTGATAGAATACCTAGATTTTTCAACATATTTTTTATACGCTTCATCTAGTTCATTCATTTTTTTCTACCTCCTTTAGCAGTGCTGTTGCAAGCTCTTTATATTTTTGCAACTCTTCATTTTCGTTCATTTCTTTTTTTTCATAAGAAAGCTGTATAACTCTATCTTTGAAGTACTCTGATAAATTTACATCACCACTACCATAATTCCACAAATCATTAACACCTCGTGTTACTGTACCTTTACACTTTCTACTTATAGCTAATTCTTTAGGTACACCAGAAGAAATCATATATTCTATGACTTCTTCAATGTACTCTTTAACTGTTTCTTCTTGATATGAAGGAGCGCCTATAGATTTAATAATATTTGCTGTAAACTCATATTCAAATTCCATTGTAGCCCTCCTTATTTTGCTGTTGCCTTAGTTCTTGTTGTTCTAGCTTTAACTAAGCTGTCTTTTTTTTTAAACGTACAAAACCATCTTGTCTAATAACGTTACCAGCTACAAATACAGATCCTTTAATACAGATCATACCTTCTTTAAATTTATAATCTGTAGACTCCATAACCTCTACATCTGAAAAGATAGGTACTTTGTAAGCTGTCGGATCACCATAAATCATTACAAATTCACCCTCATTAGCACTTTCAAAATCTTTCATATTGCTATTGATTTCATAAGGAATTGTATTAATTGTCTTGTTTTTAATATCAATGTTATAAGCTGGATCTCCATTTGCTTTTTTAACTTCTGATAGTGCTTTTAATGTTTTCTTGTTTAATAATAATGTTCCCTGTTGTTCTACATCTTCGTCACCACCATAATTAAATACTGCTTCATTTAATGTATTAATATCAATAGTTGAAATTTCAACATCTTTTGCAGAATCAATAGCTTTAGGTGTTGCACAAATACCAGTTAATTGTTTTGTACCAGTTCCCAAAATTGATTGTTGTGATAATTTCTTTTTCATTGCAATTTCAATAGCGCTTTTTACTTTTTCATAATATTGTAATGCTGGAAGTTTCTTTGTTTCTTCACTCACTTCGGCATAAGCTGTAATTTTTACTTTTGTCATTGGTGCATAGTCAAATACTGGTTCTGCTTCTGTGTATGCTTCACCTTCACCTGTAATACCACCTTCACCATATGATTTTACATATGCTTCTTCATAAGACTCTCCACCGATTAAGTTTTCTGTTGCTACTTTATCGATCCATGTTGATACTGGTTTAAAAGTATCATTAATTTGTGATCCTTGGTGTTTTGGTAATAATAAATTACCAGACTCAATTTTTACTGCTCTTTTTTCTAATAATGCTTTACCACGTTTTTCATATTCTTCATTCATTTGCTTTTCTCTAGCTTCCATATCTTCCCCAGCTCCAGCAATACCGCCACGCATACCATAAGTACCACGCATAAAGAAGGATCTTTGTTGTGCTTTATTTTCTTCTTCCTGGTTTTCTTGATCATTGTTTTCTTCTTGTTCTTTTTCTTTATCTTCAACATTTGCTAGCTGTTTTTCAGCTTCATCTAGTTCACTTTTAACTTTTTTTAAAGTTTCTCCTAGTTTAGCTCTTTCTTCTTTATCGTCACTTTCAATCATAGCCTGTTCTAAGTTAGCTACCTGTGATCTTCTTTCTTCAATAATATTGTTTAAGTATTCTTTGAAATTCATCTTTTAATATCCTCCATATCTTTTTAATAACATTCTTGTTTCAATACTTAATTTAGAGTTCTCCGACTCTCTTACACGTGACTTAGAGTTCTCCAGCTCCTTGCGCAATCTCTCCAGATTATTTTTGTCACGTGCGTATATTTCAGTGTCCTCATATGCTGGAAATGTCACCGCTGATACTTCCACAACACTAGAAATAGCTCTAATCCTATGGGTAGGCTTTTCAGTATCTAAACCTTCCCAGGCTTCATCTTCAATCGAAAACATGAAGCTCATACCTGTAATATCTCCACGCTGAATAGCGCTGTATAAATTTCTTGCTTCTGTGTTATTTTCAATATCTAAATAAACTCTAATAAACAAACCTTGTTCATCTACCCCTAACTGCATAGTAGAGCTTTCGTTATTCTTTCTACTACGAGCTAAAGGAATTTTACTAATATCATGGTTTACTAAAAATCTAACATCTGTAAGATCTGTGTTATCCAATGCTCCAGCTTCTATAATTTCCTGGCAAAAACCCAAATCAGTCATGGAGTCATAAACAATCGGTCTCCCCTCAATAACTTTTCCTTTTTCATCTTCTGTAGCTCTTACTTCAAAATTATAGGATCTGTTAATTAGTTCTTTTTTATTTTTCATACTACACCCCCTCGTTGTCCTTTAAACTTTTCTGTTTCATTTGATAAGCCTGTGCTAAATCAACATCTATGTAATTTAATGACTGCATACGTTTGCCTTCCAGCTCTTCTAAAGGCTCTAAACCTAGCGCAATACGTTTTTCATTTTCGTACAGATCGCCACTATCGCCTAAAATTCTAATAGCTTCTAATACCTGGGTTGTAGTCATGAATATTAAAGCCTGTGGTAAGAAAATAATTTCATTTCCTAACTGCTTTTCTCTGTCTGTAAACAGTGTTTTAGTAAAAGCCTGTGATATTGCTATAACAAGTGGCTCCAATTTTTTTTGATAAAAGGCTTCATACTGATCTTTTGTATAATCACCAGTTAAGATAGCCATACTGACTCCAAAAATTCTCAATATTCTGTTATCAATAAATTTAAGCGTATCAGCGTCCACCATCTGCACTTTTTTAGCTATAGGTATGTAGTCGCTTTTTCCATCAAGCCCTAAAATACCAGACTCATTATTTTTTAGTTTTTCGTTAAACTCATTTACCATATTCTGCACTTTATCTCGATCCATCATTGAACCAGATTTAACAACACCATTAATAGAAAATGAGCTTTTCATAGCTTTTAATATCCCTTCTCTCATATTGGTATCCATTTCCAATAATTTAATAAGTGCGCCATTGTCTGGCTGTCCGTTTTCGTTTCCTCCTAAATAATCATTAAAAGAAAACTTATATCTAATATGGATCACTTCGCTGTAAGGCAAAGTAAATTCCTGCATATTTTTAAACTGCATTTTTATAAATAAAGTTCCTGTAGTATCTTCTAAAAAATCTACTTTTCTAGGCTGTAGGGGATAAAGGGCTATATACTGCTTTGACTTACTGCCATCTTTATTTTTAATCACTTTGTAAACTGGATATATAATAGCGTTATAGTTTAAAAACAAATTCCAGATCACTTTACTCATAAAATCGCTTTTAGTCATAAGTTCATTAGGGTTATCCAATACATACTGTATAGATCCTTTAACTGGTACTTGATTATGTTTTTCTCCTCTAACGTGTTTAGGCTGTAGCTTTGTCATTTCCTGTACAATACAATCAACGACAGATTGTACAACATCACTAGCGTATATATCTGATCCAAACTGTGAAAAGATAGGCAATCCACTGTTTAACATATGAGCATATCTCAAACCATTTATTTTATTTTTCAGCTTTTCAAATATTCCCATGTACAACCTCCTTTACTAGTTATTTTGTGTTAGCTGTCCTCTGTATCTTCTATACATTTCATATAGAATTATCAGCGTTACAGCTCCATCTATTCTCCTTGTAGCCTGGTTATTTATCTTTATACATAACACTCTCCCGAAGTTATCAATCTTCATAGAAGCATTACCTAAACACCATCTGTCTAACTCATTTTCGTTATAATTAACGTGCCTTGCTTTAAGTTCCTGCTCACATAGTCGCATAGCGTTATTTAATGTTTCTGCATTTTGCAACACCATTTCACACTCTATACCGTATTCTTCCATACGGTCTTTAAACTCTCTAGCAAAACGCTGATCATAACCACAAACTACTGTTCTAATGTCATAATCTTTATAGAGCTGATAAAACCAGTCTGCTACTTTTGTTAAATCGTTATCTAAACCTGGTAAAACTGTGAGTATACCCTGTTTAGCCCAATCTTCATATTTTGCTCCAGATTGCTTATCGTCACTATTCTCTAGTTTTCCCTCTGGTATGAAGTACATTGTATGTACAAACTTTGTATTACTATCTTGATCTAAAGCCATGATTTTAGCACACGTTAAATCTGTTGTTTCACTCAAATCTACAGCACCAATAACATATTTTCCCCTTAGATCCTCTATATTAAATTTAGCTTCATAGATATAATCTTTTTCTTCCAGCCAGCTTTGAGAATTACTTTGTTTAAAGTTAAAATCTTTACTTAAAACAAACATTCTATCTGCTTTTGAACTTCTGGCTTCATCTACCTGCTCTCTTAAATAATCCCATTTTTTAACTATCCCTAATGATGGATTAGACTTCTGCCAGCTTGCTTCATTTTCCCAAACTTCCCGTTCACTGTCCTGTGTATAAAGCCAAGGTAAAGTACGTTCCGCTTTTATACCATCATCTTCACCATTGATAATAGCTCTGCATTTTTTTAACTCTTCATCTAAATACCCATCATTTACAAAGCCTTCGGTAGTAATATTTATAAACTTTGGATTATCTTTTAATGATTGAGATTGTTCTATAGATTTTGCTATTACATTGGTTTTCATTTCATGGGTTTCATCCACAATAGCAAAACCTATATTTCTTCCTTCTTTGTTACGTGTTTTATCACTAAGTTTAAATATCTTAGTGTTTGTTGCCTTGTTAATGATCCATCTTTGATTACGTTTTGTATCTAAATCATTAGGATCTATCAGCATACGCATTAAGTCGATAGCGTCATATACAATAGAAGCTTGGTTATCATCATTTGATGAACAAACAATATCATTTCCTTCTTCTCCTATGATCAGCTCTGTTAATGCAAGTGCTGAACACGTTTCACTCTTTGTATTTTTACGTGCAATCAGTAAGACTATCTTTTTAAATCTGTCAAACCCTGTATCAGCCATCTTAAAGCTGTAAACAACTTCTATAAAAGCCTTCTGCCATAACATCAAAACCATAGGCTTATTATAAAAAGGTGCTTTAGTTAACTTAACGCAGTTTTCCATGAAGTCCATACGCTCATATGCGCCAGATGTATCATAGAAATACCTAGGATCTTCAAGATCTTCTATCAATCTATCTAATTCTTTAATTAATTCTCTTCCTGCTATTATTTCGCCAGATCTAATAGCTTCTCTGTACTGAATTAAATACCAGTCTTTATTAATCATTAGTTTTCTGCAAACGCTGTTCCATGTATTGCCTTAATGGACTTTCTACCGTTTCGCTTTCAATCCCTAACGCTCCATTAACAACCTTCAAAGCATTTAGATAAGATTGTGATAGATCTTTGTACTGTTTATAGGCTGGTGTTACTTTTTGTTTAGTTTCATCACCTGGTTTAACTATAATAAAAGGCAAAGTTTTTAAATAATTTAGCTTTCCTTCTAAAAATACTAATTGATCTATCAAAGGATCTATAAGTTTTAATGTTTCCACGTCAAGAGCTTTACAAATGTCTAGTACTTCTTCTTTTCTATTCATTCTTTGTTCTCCTTTCGTGTGTTTTTTCAAACTTTCATTTTTTCAATCGAAAAATCTCAATTTTTCACTTTCTGCAAGAGAAATGACTCGGTTGCAGTACTCTTCATACTCAATTTTAAAAATTGGAGTGGGGGTATTAATTACTAAAACTATCAAACCAATCTTTAACATATTCCTTATATTTTTCTGGTCTGTCTTGAACATTCATCAAACATTCATCAATGCTTTTATTAATAAATATTTCTTCTGCCCCTATAGTATTAACAATACGCTCTCTTTCTGCTTCCATTGGATAACCTCCTACTATGTAAGCATTATTAAAGCGTCCGTTTCTTGTCTTGATCATATCCAAAATTAGATCTCTAATCATAAAAACATTTTTAGATAATCTCCTGCTGTTCTCGTACCTGCTGTTAATAGATATACACTGATAGATGTTATCTAGATCTAATACAAGATCATGTACACCAGCAACACTTTTTATATAGTCACTTTTACCAGAACCAGGCGCGCCATATACAAGATATATATGTCTTGTTCCTTCACTACCAAAACGCTCATGTATACGATTATGAGTAGCGTGTGATACTATCTGTATCAAATCTTCATTTAATGAAATATCATAGTCATTGACATTACTCTCCGTTAATACGATTGTATGGTGCAAAATAATATCATACTTATTTACTATCGGTTTTCCTGTTATTTCATCATAAACAAACCCATCATCTGGGCTGGTTCTTTTTAAAATTAAACATTCTCTAAAGCTCTGCCACTTCTTAGACCTGTAAAAACTGCTTAATGTAAACATTGTTATTCCCTTCACCTAGTTAATTCTTCTTGTCCTAATTCAATTAAAACTTGTTTAACTTCATCTTTTAATTTAGCTGGTACTTCTTTAAATGTTAGTTTTCCATCTAAAATGCGATATACTAAAAAGTTAGCCATTTTAATTACCTCCCAACGTCATTAAAATTAAATCTTGAACCGCTTGTGCGGTTACTTCTTGTTCTCGTTTTAATATTTCTAATTCACTAGGTTTGTTTAATTCCTCAAGTTCTTCATATGTATAAGGAATATAAACATAAATATCTTCGTACTCGTCAAACGCTTCTTGAGGCGCTTGATAAGGAACGTCAATAACTTTTGATACATCTTTACCACCATTCGGATATTCCGTAATAGTTTCGTAGTGCCATTGTTCCTTAATTTCTTCTACAGCTTCGTGATGTCTAATAAATAATTTATCTAGTTTCAAATGTCCTTTATTTAAATCATATTCTTTTAATTCCTGTGTTTTATCTTCATTAAAAACTCTCATATTTGCTCTCCTTTAAGAAACACGTTTCCAATAGTAACAAGTAATGTAAGGTGGTAAGTTGTTATGCGGTTGGTTTCCACCTGTATTTTTTATAACATCGCTTTGTGTTCCTGCGATCATATAATAACCATAGTTCCCGCTCGACGCTGGCATGCCTGTAAATTGTTGTCCGAAATCATGTTTATGGCTCGGCATTTCATCGACAGTTAATGTATGTTCCTTTTCTCCGCCCGTCTTTTCAACGGTTTTAAAATCATTATCGCTTGAATTAATACCAATAGGTACTCTTCCACTTCCCCACTGTGTCCATGTACCACCAAACAAAGACGCTGGCGAAGTTGGGCTAACGCTCATATAGATAGCGCCAACAGGGTAAATATCATCTTTAAGTGCTAAATCTTTAAACACATAGTTCGAACCTTCTTTGTATACCCATTGTGGCTTTTGATCCTTATTATAACCATACAAAGCTGCGGGCAATTCGTCAGACCCCAATGCCAATAAACCACCACGTATTGTCCCAAATGCCTGTTTATATCCACTGGCAGTATTAATTTTAAAGTAAAGAGCATCTATATTAAAGTCGCCCTCCATAGTACCGCCTGATTTATCTAGTTTCTTAGCTAAATCTGCTGCACTGGCAAAATTGGTTGAATCTTTACCATCTAATGTATTCGCATCTGTTGCTTTAGGTACAACTTTTGTACCTGCTAAAATCGCATTAACATTGTCTGTTGTTGTTTTTCCTTTATTACCTGGATATGCAGTGCTTGAAGTTTCACCTAATGCCAACGATGGACTAATTTCTACATAAGCGGTACCGCTCCATCTATAGGTAATATTTGTTGCTTTATCAATATAGATTTTCCCGCTTTCCCCAGTTGTAGGGAAACCTGCTTTATTTGTATATTCAAGTACATCATCAACATAACTAGGTAATTGGGAACTAGGTACTTTACCAGTTGTATCAAGTGTTGCTACACCGCTAGACACACCCATTTCACTTCTTTTAACTTGTGCATCATTAGTAACATTTCCTAATCCAACTTGTGCCTTTGTAACCGCATGAGGATTTGACTTATTCCCAATATGAGAAATCAAATCAGCAATTGCTTTCATAATTTTACCAAATGAAACACTTAATTTTTCACCAGTTGTTAAATTTGCAAGTGTACTGGCTTGTGTAAAAGTATTAGTCACATTGCTTGCATTACCAGTTGTATCAAGCTTTGCGGTTAGCTTGGTATTCATTTCGGCTTCTGTGTAATAACGATCATCGTGATTATGGTTTGAAGGTGGAAAATTTGCAGGCTTATCTGTAACCATATCATAAGATGTTTGAAAGTATAATAAATCTCCCGTTTCATTATCGGTCATTTGACCCTTTTTAATTGCCATTCTTTTTTCTCCTTTTAATTAATTAATTTAAAAAACAGTTTTGCTTGAGTTGCTGTTGAATAATCTGTACCAACTCTTACCGTTTCTCCTGTATCTCCTTTATCTCCCTTTGGACCCTGAGATCCTTGTGGACCTGTTGCTCCAGTGTCTCCTTTAAGACCTTGCGGTCCTTGTGGACCTGTTGCCCCAGTATTACCTTTTTCTCCTTTGATACCTTGAGCCCCCGACAAATCGGTTAAGAATGTAAAATCAGTTGCACCTTTTACATATAGTTTAGCATTGTCAACATCTTCTGTATTTGAAGCGATTAATACAAATTTCCCTTGTTGCACATTTGCTTTATCAGCATTCATTGCAGCAACAGAAGCATATGTTTTGAAGATACTAAATCCTTCACCCGTATCTCCTTTTTCTCCTTTAGGTCCAACATCGCCTGTCGCACCTTTAGGTCCTGTTTCTCCTTGAGGTCCAGTATCACCTTTAGGTCCTATCGCTGTCTCTTATACACATCTGACGCTGCCGACGAAGGCTTAGGTGTAGATTGTACGGGAGTAGTAACAACATTTAAAGATCAATATAGA